GTATAAGAGGTGTGTACAAGACCCCACTCATTTTATGAGAAAATACTGTCAAATACAACACCCAATCAAGGGCAGAATACCGTTTAATTTATATAAATTTCAGCAAAAAACACTAGAAAGTCTTATTGATAATAGATGCAATATCATTCTCAAGTCAAGACAATTAGGAATTTCTACACTCACTGCAGGCCACTCTTTGTGGTTAATGCTATTTCATAAAGATAAAAATATTCTTGTTATTGCAACAACTCAAGATGTAGCTAAAAATCTTGTAACAAAGGTTAGAGAGATGCATGATAACTTACCAAGTTGGTTAAAGGGTAAAGCACTTGAAGATAATAAATTATCTCTTAGATTCGGAAATGGTTCACAAATAAAAGCTGTTTCTTCTATGGCTCATGCAGGAAGATCTGAGGCTCTTTCTTTATTAATAATTGATGAGGCTGCATTTGTTGATAGAATAGATGATATATGGGCTTCTTCTCAGCAAACTCTTGCTACTGGTGGAGGAGCAATTATACTTTCTACTCCTAATGGTATTGGGAATTTCTTTCATAAGACTTGGATTAAAGCAGAAGAGGGTTCTGAAGGGTGGAATCCAATAAAACTACATTGGTCAATGCATCCAGATAGAAATCAAACTTGGAGAGATGAACAAGATGATTTACTCGGCATAAAAATGGCAGCACAAGAATGCGATTGTGACTTTATATCTTCTGGTAGGGGTGTTGTTGATGGAGAATTGCTTCAATGGTATGAAGAGACTTACATACAAGACCCAGTTGAAAAAAGAGGAGTTGATGGCAACCTTTGGGTTTGGGAACATCCAGATTATTCAAGAGATTATGTTGTAGTTGCTGATGTTGCAAGGGGAGATGGAGCAGATAATTCTGCATTTCATGTAATGGATGTGGAAAGTGCAACTCAAGTAGCTGAATATAGAGGTAAGGTGGGAACAAAAGAATATGGCAATATGTTAGTTAATATTGCCACTGAATATAATGATGCATTATTGGTTATTGAAAATGCAAATATTGGATGGGCTGCAATTCAGCCTGCAATAGATCGAGCATATGCTAATTTATATTATACATATAAACACGATGGAGTTGCTGACCCAGATATACATGTCAATAAGGGCCACGACCTAAAAGATAAGTCTCAGATGGTTGCAGGATTCTCAACTACATCAAGAACCAGACCTCTTATTATATCAAAGCTTGATATTTATTTTAGAGATAAGGCGTGTATCATAAAGTCAAAAAGGCTTTTAGATGAGTTGTTTGTATTTGTATGGAATGGTAGTAGACCAGAAGCACAAAGAGGATATAATGATGATCTTGTTATATCTTGGTCAATAGCTCTTTTTGTAAGAGATACTGCATTAAGATTGAGACAACAGGGAATTGAATTAAGCAAAAAGGCAATAGACTTGATGGCAAATAATTTTCAACATACTGCTAAAACAACAGAATTTGGGGATAAAGCTACTGAGTCATGGCGAATGAAAGTAAATGAGCATGAGGATGAAGACCTATCTTGGTTGCTTAAATAAATAAAGGTTATAAAAAGGGAAAATAAAAATGGCGGATAAATCGTTTTTTGGAAGATTAAAGAGACTCATGTCTACAAGTTCAATTGTAGCAAGAGTAGGTGACAATAAATTAAAAGTGCTTGACTATAATAGAATGCAAGCGCATGGATTAGAGACAAATAGACTTGTAGATAGATACACAAAACTTTATGGATCAAGCGGATATTCAAGGGCAGGCACAGGCCCTTATGCACAGGCAACTGATTATCAAGCAATGAGGTTAGAGCTGTATTATGATTATGAAACAATGGATACAGATTCTGTAGTAGCATCAGCATTAGATATATATGCAGATGAATGCACATTAAAAGATGAATTTGGGGATGTCTTAACAATAAATAGCTCTAAGGATGAAATAAAAAAGATAGTTCATAACTTATTCTATGATGTTTTAAATATTGAATTTAATCTGTGGCCTTGGATTAGAAATATGTGCAAATATGGTGATATGTATCTTAAATTAGATATCACAGAAGGTGTAGGTATAACAAATGCAATACCAATGTCACCGTATGAGATGATCAGAAGTGAAGGATTTGACCCAGAAAATCCAGAAAGAGTAACATTTTTGCAGGATCCAAGTTTAGGAAGCAGCATGGCTGCTGTTGGCCAACTACAAAAAACTGAATTTGAAAACTATGAAGTAGCTCACTTTAGACTTTTGGCAGATACCAATTTTATTCCTTATGGAAAGTCAATGCTAGAAGCAGGAAGAAAAGTTTGGAAGCAATTAGTGTTGATGGAAGACGCAATGTTAATTCATAGAATAATGAGGGCCCCTGAAAGAAGGATATTTAAAATTGATATTGGAAATATTCCACCAGCCGAAGTTGACACTTATATGGAACGTGTTATGTCTAAAATGAAAAAGACTCCATTTATGAGACAGGATGGCCAATATGATCTAAAATATAATATGATGAACATGTTAGAAGATTATTATCTTCCAGTTCGAGGTGCAAATAGTAGTACTGAAATTGATACTCTTAGTGGTATGGAATTTACAGGGATTGAAGACATTAAATATCTTCAAAATAGAATGCTAGCATCATTTAAGATACCTAAACCTTTTATAGGATACTCCCAAGAGGAAATGAGTGGTAAAGCAACATTAGCAGCAGAAGATGTTAGGTTCGCCAGAACAATAGAAAGACTTCAAAGAATAGTTCTTTCAGAGCTAATTAAATTGGCAATAATCCATCTTTATTCACAGGGCTACAATAATGAAGACTTAGTTGACTTTAGTTTAAATTTAACTAATCCTTCAATTATATATGAAACAGAAAAGATTAATCTTTGGGATAGTAAAACCTCCCTTGCATCATCAATGAGAGATTTGAATATGCTTTCTGAAGATTGGATATATAAAAATGTATTTAATTTTAGTCCACAAGAAATGGATAAAGAAAGAGAAGAAGTATTAGAAGATACAAAACAAAAATACAGACTAGATAAAATTGAACAGGAAGGTACAGATCCTGCTAAAAATCAAGAAGAGTTTGAAATAAAAGATGATAGTGATGACACACAGTATGAGTTTGAAGGAGAAAAAGATCTAGGAGGCAGACCTAAATTGCCTAATGGAAGATATGGAACAGATTCACATCCCATGGGGAGAGACCCAATAGGTTCAAAGTCTCAAACTCCTACAAAGTCAAAAAATAGTAAAATAATGCCAAAATATAAAGGTGGTTCACCTTTAGCAAGGGAAAATGTGGAATTAGCCAGAATAATGAAGAAAAGTATGGCTATAAAAACAGGTCAAAGGTTAATTAATGAAGATTTTGATCGTAAAAGTAAAAAGAAAAAACAAAACACAGATAAAGGTACTATACTTGATGAAGAAAACATAATAAATGATATATAATGTAAATTTACTAAAAAGTTTAATATTTATTTTATATACTTATGTTAATAGTATTGAATCGACAGGGAATCACTGATGAGCAAAAAAATAAAGCATTCAAAGTACAAAAATACCGGTATTTTATTTGAGATATTGGTTAGACAATTAGCTGCAGATGTAATGTCTAATAAGGGTAATGTATCTCAACATATTATCAAAGAGCACTTTAATTCAAAAAGTGAATTACTTAAAGAGCTAAATTTGTATAATAATTTAAGTAAAGAAAAGTTTAATAGTGATGCTAAGGCAAATCACTTTATTGAAGCTGTTGTATCTGCTAGAAAAAGATGTGATAATAAGTCTCTCAGAAGAGAAAAATATAATCTCATTAAAGCTATAAAGGAAAGCTATAATGTCGAAATGTTTTTTAAGACTAAGGTTTCTAATTATAAAGTTTTAGCCTCAATATATAAGCTATTTGAAGATACAAAGCTAGGTGTTGTCTCCCCATTTGATTCAGTAAAAGCTAGATACACATTAGTTGAACACATAACAAATAAGGGTAACAAGCCAACAACAGCATCTAAATTAATAAAAGAATATAATTCTCAGGATAAAGATGTAAGGCTTCTAACTTATAAGATCTTAGTTGAAAAATTCAATAATAAATATAAAAGCTTAAATGCATCTCAAAAAAATGTAATTAGTGAATATATTAATCATATTGCTAATTCTCCGAAGTTAACTGAATTTATCAAAAAAGAAGTATTTAAAATTAAAGCTCAATTAAAAGGTCATCTTACATCAGTTAGTGATAAGATAACAAAAATAAAGCTTAAAGAGGTAACACATCTATTAGATAAAATAGAAAATAAGCGTGCCTTAGTAAGTGATGGTGATGTACTTACAGTAATGCGCTATTATGAACTGGTAGGAGAGTTAAATGAAGTCCATAGATAATATAAATAGGCTAATTGAAGAACTGAAAGATGAAGAGATTGAAGAGGCTAGTGTTACTGGGGATGTTGCAGGATATAATACACCATTTGCATTTAGTGATGGATCTGAAGAGGATGAAGAGGAGAGGGATGAAAATGCAATTAACAGCACAGGCTATAAAGTAGTAGGAGAAAATATGAGTACATTTAAAAAAATGATGTTAGGAGAAGTTTCTTATAAAAAATATAAAAAAGACCCTACACAGTCTTCTAGACAAAAAGTAAATACTTCAATACAGGAAATAAATAGAAAGCTATACGAAATAGAAAGAGTAATTACTCATGCAGTAAAGTTAAAAACTGAAGATGGAGTAAATACTGGCCAATATTGGAAGTCAACAAATCATAGACTAAGAAAAATTAGTGAAAGATTAATAAGAATCTCTAATAAAGCAAGGAAATTTGGTGAGTGATAAAACCAAAAATAAAAAAAAGATTAATGAAGATCTTTCTGATCAAGATATTAGGAAAATTAGAAGGTTAATCAGAAATGAAATTGCAGAAATGTATTTTATGCTTTATAGAAAGAGAGCTATATGGAGTAAACAATCATGATGAACAAAGCACTATTAGTAGATTACATAAATTTTGATGTAACTGCAGAACAAATTAATGAATCCATAAAAGAAAACAATGGAAGATTAATTGTAAGTGGAGTATTACAAAGGGCAAATGCTAAAAACCATAATGGAAGAATTTACCCCAAGCAAGTCTTAATGAGAGAGGCTGAAAAATATGCAGGCACACAAATAAAAGAGAGAAGAGCTTTAGGAGAACTAGATCATCCAGAATCTTCCGTGGTAAACTTAAACAATGTATCCCATAATATTGCAGAAGTCTTTTGGCGAGGTGATGATTTATGTGGAAAAGTGGAAGTTTTAGATACACCTTCAGGGAAAATATTAAAAGAATTATTTCAAGCAGGAATTAAATTAGGAATCTCTTCTAGAGGCTTAGGAAGTGTAAAGGAGATGAATGAAGAAGGTCCTGAATCTACTGTAGAAGTACAACCAGATTTTGAATTAATATGTTGGGACTTTGTTTCAAACCCCTCAACACATGGAGCATTTATGAATCCAGTGAATGAATCAGCTGGATCAAAGACTCCAGTTTCAAAATATTCAAACGTAAATAGAATTATTACAGACATCTTAAGAGGAAAATAAAAAGGAAAGTAAAAATGAACAAAAGATTTAATATAAAAGAATGGCAAGAAAAATATCTTACAGAGGCTGCTAACGGTTGGGATAAGATGCCAAATAATGGAGATGATACTACAGGATCATATAGAGCTAAAGTGATGCAAGTAGATGCATCAAAGCTTTTAAAGAAATTACAAAACGTTCCTAAATATAAAAAGTCAGGTGTATTTAAGGACCCTGAAGTGATAAAATTTGTAACAAAAAAATGGAATGAAAACAAATCAGTAAGAAATAATTATTTCATACAGTGGGTCATGGCATTGCCAGAAGGAGAGATTCAAAAGCAATGGCCTCAATATAAAGATTCATTAGAATATGGTACTGGTATCTCTATATATGATGCAATCCTTAAATATACAAACCCTGCAGATGTATTAAAAAACTACAAACAAGAGGTTGGGAAAAAAGGTGTTGAGCTTATTCCAGATATTAACCTTTAGAGGAAAATAAAAATGAAAAAACCAAACTTAAAATCAATGATTAATGAAGCATTTAAAAGTGTTGAACCTTATCGTGCTACAAAATCAAGAGGAATGCAAAAGCCACTTTCAGAAGAAGATCTAGTAAAATGGGGACTAATTGAAGATAAAGCTCCACTAAAAGAGGAATATGTAGAATCAATGGGACCAGATTTTGATAATGGTCTTGATCT